TGATTTGGATTTCTTTAACAAAATCACAAAAGGTGGTCTACCTAACAAGACGCTTAATATCGCTCTTGCCGGAACTGGCGTGGGAAAAAGTTTGTTCATGTGCCACATGGCTTCTGGTTGTATCTCGCAAGGCTTTGACGTTCTTTATATCACCATGGAAATGGCTGAGGAAAAGATTGCAGAGCGTATTGATGCGAACCTACTAAACATTAAACTTGATGACTTGCACCTGATAAGCAAAGAAGATTATGAAAGACGATTTCAAGGTGTGAAAAGTAAAACTCAAGGTAAACTAATCATCAAAGAGTATCCAACTGCAAGTGCTAGTTCTATGCATTTCAGGTCTTTGTTAAATGAATTACAATTGAAAAAGAGTTTTCGCCCAAAGATTATCTTCATTGACTATTTGAATATCTGTTCTTCTTCTAGATTGAAACAAGGTGCGAATGTAAATTCATACACCTATGTCAAAGCTATCGCAGAAGAATTGCGTGGTCTTGCTGTAGAATTTAATGTGCCAGTTGTTTCAGCTACACAAACTACAAGGTCTGGCTTTAGTAATTCAGATGTTGACTTGACTGATACCTCAGAATCGTTTGGTTTGCCAGCGACTGCTGACTTTATGTTTGCTCTAATTAATACCGAAGAACTGGAACAATTGAACCAAATTATGGTTAAGCAATTGAAGAATCGCTATAATGATCCAAGCGCAAACAAGAAGTTTGTTATTGGTGTTGATAGGGCTAAAATGAAACTGTATGATGTAGAAGATTCAGCGCAGACTATAGTTGATTCTGGTCAGATTCCAGATGATAAGCCATTGAATACTTTTGGCAATCGTGAGCGAAAATTCAATTCCAAGTTTGAAGGAGTGCGTGTATAAATACTCTATAAACTGGAGTATAAATGGCATCCGCAGAACGACAAGAATCAGGTGTTGTTAAGAAAATTAACGATGCCTTTACTAAAAACAAAAAAAATCCAATAACTGTTGTTGCTGGCAAAACTGTATTAACTGGAGTGGTTAAGGCAGAAAAGTATACTGGCAGACAAGCGGGCGGTTCTGAGCCATATACTGATGTGGTAATATATGTTATGAGAAAAGGTAAAAAAGTTCCTGTAAACTGCTCACTAAAAGGTGAATCTGCACCATCTCTTGCTGGCGGTGGTCTTAAAGGACTAGAACTTGCTGTTCCTGGTATCGCTAAAAAATTTATGAAAGCGGCTTTTAAAGAGTTGGTCACAAAAAAGAAAATTAAAGCTGGTGATAAAGTTCCCGATGTGTTTGGTAAAATATCAGCAAAAGATAAATTAAAAATTGTTATAGGTAATGAAGCGATGGGTGGACCAATTGACTTCATGTATATTGGTCCTATGGATGTTATAGGCACATATGACGCAAAAACAAATATTTTAAAATTGAATGGTGCATTAACAATGGCTGATGAATACGCCAAAACTCACGATTTATATTTTAGATTAAGAGCAAGACGGGAAGACCAAAGATTTGATCCTGATGCTAAGGATTCTGATGGCACGCCAAAAATATACGGTAAATCACCATCAAGAGGTGATAGTGCTGGTCGTATTGTTGTGACTGATAGTGTTCCATCAACTGGCGTAATAGTAAAACTATGAAATTCACAGAATTCCTAACAGAGGGCGCAAAGAAAGAAGGCGCCAATCTTCACCTTGAACACATTGAGGATGAAGTATTAAATCGTGGCGTTGCTGGTGCAAGAGATGCGACATGCTTGCTGGTCATTCAGACACAAAAGTAAATGTCACTACAAAATGGGATGGTGCACCTGCTGTATTTGCTGGTATCAATCCAGACAATGGCAAATTCTTTGTTGGTACTAAAGGGGTATTCAACGTAAATCCAAAATTGAATTACACAGAGGCTGACATTGATAACAATCATGCATCAGAAGGATTGAATGCTAAACTAAAAGTAGCATTGCGTTATCTACCTAAACTTGGAATCACCGGCATTCTTCAAGGCGATATGATGTTTGCTAAAGGTGACTTAAAGAAACAAAGCATTGAAGGTGAATCATATGTCACATTCCAACCAAACACAATCGTATATGCTGTGCCAACCGATAGCGCATTAGCAAAGAGTATGCTATCCGCTCAAATGGGTATTGTATTTCATACTTCATATACCGGAAAGACTTTTGATGATATGAAAGCATCATTCAATATTGATATCAATCATTTGAAGTCAACGAAAGATGTTTGGTTCCGTGATGCTTACTTCATTGATGCATCTGGTACTGCATCTTTTACCGAGCAAGAAACTAAAGATGTTACATACTTGCTTTCACAAGCTGGTACAATATTCCAGAAACTAAACTCAATGGCATTGAATAGAATTTCTGCATCCGAAAATCTTCTTGTTCAAATTAAAACTTTCAACAATACCAAAGTGCGTGAAGGTCAAGCAATCAAAGATACTTATAAGCATACACAAGAATTGATTAAGTGGGTTGAAGCTAAACTTAACAAAGAAATTCTTGATGCTAAAAAAGAAGAAACAAGGCAATGCAGTTAAGTTGATTGATAGATTAGAATTTGCACATGCAAACTTCAATGCCGCAAAGAATTGGAGCAAGTAATGGCTGATAAAAAATTTGATTTAACTGAGATTATGAAAGAGTATGGTGAAGATGACTTTGGATTCACCGCTACCGATGAAGAAGAATACAATTCTGTCATAGCAGAGAAAGAAGAAACTGTAGAAGAATACAAGCAAAGACTCCATGAAGTTGAAAAACTTGTTCTACCATTCTTGACCAAACTATTGAAGACCGCCGACCAACCAATCATCAAATGGCCAAATCGCAAAGCGACACTTGAAACACAGATACAAAAGATATTAAACTTAACAAGAGGTTAATATGGAAGAAGATAGATACAAACGCTATGAAACAAACTGTACGTGTGGTTGTTTTAGACATTGTGGATTTAGCTGTATGACTGATGATTGTGAATGTACCGATTGTGAATGTAATAGATGTGTAGAGGGTCAAGGATACAACTGATGAATAACTTCAAAGAGCAATCAAAAATAAACGAAGCGTCATATGCTGGTAACATTGGCATCATGGAGCTAATCAAGTTCAAACAAAAAGCAACACCAGAGCAAAAGAAAAAGTTTGATGAATATCTAGCCCAAAAGAAAACAAAAGAAGTTTGGGAATTAGTCCAGAAGGTTACTGGAGTACAGCTACATAAAAGTGTACAAGAAGAAAAGAAAGTACCAGATTCAGATATTTTGCCACCAGCTGGCGCAGGTAATGATGGTACAACTATCTTGGCAAAGAAATACAAGAAAGACACACCAGGACAAAACATTACCGGGATTAAAGACTACAAGCTACATAAGTAATTATTTAACAATATATTTTAAACCTTTATTCCAAGGAATTTTACCCTTTTGGGACTCACTTTGTTTTCTTTTCCATTCAGAATTTCTTTCTGGTCGTTTTTTACCTAAATTTCCTTGACTAATTTTAAGTTTATGTTCTTCTGATAATGATGGCTTTGATTTTCCCAAATGTGATTGTCTAATTTTATTTTTAGTTTCTTTAGAATGTTTATAACATTTATTTTTTTGTGATTCTATATACTTTGGAGAATTTGAAACATCACCACCGTCACCACCTTTAGTCATGTTATATTTTGGCAAAAGTTTTTCTATCCAAAATATTTCTTTTTCACTCAATAATTCTTTTTGTTGAATTTCTTCTATTACAACAATACTAAAATTTTCAATACCATATTTTCTTATTGCTCGGTGTAAATATGTTTGACTTTCTTTGTTTATTGCGTTATACTTATGATGATAAAAACGGACTTGTATTTTGTTGATTGTTTTACCAATGTAAAAATCATTGGTAATTTGATTGGTAATTTGATAAATAACCATGCTGATACGGCCTTTCGTGTTAGAGTAGGTGCGAACTGCAATTCGGCGACCTACAACTATTTATAATTTTTTTGATTGGAGAATGTGGAAATGAAAGATTTGATTATCGGTGCAAGTACCGGATATACTTGGGACACTTTGAAGTATTGGGTCAACTCAATCAATCAGAGTGGTTTTGATGGTGACAAGGTTCTAGTTCTTATGAATTGTGACCGCGAGACTACAATGAAAGTAGCTAACGCAGGTTTCACAATTATAGGATTTGAACAAGATGCACAAGGCAATCTTGTGTATAAGCATGAAGGAATACCCGTTCATGTTGAAAGATTCATCCACATCTACGAACATCTATGCCGAACAGATTATCGGTATGTCATTACTACCGATGTTAAAGATGTTATCTTCCAGAAAAATCCAATTAAGTTTATTGAAGAAAATATTGGCAATAAGAATTTGATGTTTGCATCTGAAAGCATTCGCTACAAAAATGAAGCATGGGGTAATCAAAACTTGCTTGAGACATATGGTCAATACATCTACGAAAAGTTTAAAGATAAAGAAATTTACAACGTAGGTGTATTAGCAGGTAAAGGTTCAGCTATGCGTGATTTGTGTATCAATATCTTCACCGCGGCTATCAATCGCCCAATTCCAATCTGTGACCAATCAACATTCAATTTTATGATTTCACAACATCCATATATTGACACATCAAAGTATATGAAGTCGGAAGATGGATGGGCATGTCAACTTGGTACAACTGGTGATCCAAGTAAGATTGAACAATTCAAACCACATCTATTGGAAAAGACACCAATCTTTGAAGATGGTAGAGTTTGGACAAGTCATGGATATGAATTTACTATTGTTCACCAGTATGATAGAGTTCCAGAGTGGCGTCAAGTAATTGAGAAGAAATATGGTTGATGGTATCTTTTTCATTTCTTCTGCACTAAATGTAAAGCAGTTATCTGTCTTCTCAAACGAAGAAAGATATCAACAGACGGTAAATACAGTTAAGTCTATTGACAAGATGTGCCCAAATAATGTAAAATACATGTTTGATACATCGTATAAGATTCCAGAAGCAAGCTATCTTCAAGGCATGCATGATTTAGGTGTTAATTTTTTGTGGACTGGTTGGAATGACCAAGTGCAAAGACTATCAGACCAAGGGCAAAGAAGTTTGGCTGAGACTGTTGGCTTCATTATGATGCTTGATAAGTTTTATACAGAAAGAGTAGAAAGCAAGAGAATTTACAAAGTCTCTGGTCGTTATTGTCTAAACGATAACTTCACCGTGGACCGAGAAGACTTCAAAGATTCTTTTGTCTTTCTACCAACAGTTGATTCGTGGATGTCCAAACAACATCAAGAACATGCTGGAGTAGATAGAATATTTGAGTTAAGATTATGGCACATGGATTACAATTTGCTGGATGTATTCAGAATGGAATTATCCAATATATTAAATGATATGGTAAAATACAATATTGATGTTGAGCATTCTTATTACAAGAACCTAAACAAATATAAATGGACGACAGTTAAACCTATAGGACTAGAAGGTGTTATCGCACCAACAGGAGCAATTATTAATGAGTAAGAATGTTTTGATTACTGGTGGTTGTGGCTTTATTGCACACCACGTTATTGATTTGTTGATTCAAAAGACAGATTGGAATATTACAACTTTAGACAGACTAGATTATTCTGGCAATCTAAATCGTTTGCATGAAGTCTTGGAGAAATATGATGCACAAACTCGTAAGAGAGTTAATGTTGTATTCCATGACTTGAAAGCTGAGATTAATCCTCTTGTGAATAACTTCATCAACAAGTTAGGCAAGATTGATACGATTCTTCATCTAGCCGCATCATCGCATGTTGATAGGTCTATCACACATCCAATGGAATTCATCCAAGATAA